TTACCATGACAACTGTGGTGTCTTAATTCCTTTGTTTCTGTTGAACACTTTTTGTCAGATACTCCTCTTGAAATCATTGATTTTGTGAAAGACTTTGCTTTTTGAAAAAACGATTGCTTAGGCGGATCTGGTGTTTGTTCCTTTGCCGGTTCTTGTTTAGGTGTGCTTAGATAACTCTTTTCTATAAGTTGTTTAGATGACTCTTGTAGAATTTTTGCAACTTCTTCTTTTGATAATTTTTTAGGATTACTCATAATCTTCTTCCATATCATCAAAGTCTTCTAGATCATTAATTCCATAATTCAAAGAATCAACAATTTCATTCAAATTCTTGCGATTATCATGTCTTTGTTTTCTTTGAATCATTTTTCTATGGTTTTTCTTTTGCTTTCGCTCATCCATATCTTCATATTCATAGTTTCTACTTTTTTTCATGACTTTTCTTCTATTGTCTCCTTATTTTCAAGATAAGATAATTCTGGATAAATTTTTATAGCTAAATCCAAAGGTAAGTTTGGTATTTCTCTTCTTGTTAGTATTGCAACAAGAATTGCAGAATCACTCCAATGTATTCTTGATAAAATAGCTTGTAGTATTCTTCTCATTCTTCCTAAGTCTATCTTCCATGCTTTATGTTTATCGGGATAATCAAAAAAGTAATTGATTCTATGATACTCTTTTAGCAGATTCGAATACGAATAACCATAAGGAGAATCGTCTTCCTTGTAATCTGGCATTTCTCTTATAAGAGGAACATAGTTCGGATCATATGCAAATCTGCATAATTGTGGAATTCCGGTGTGTTTATTATCTTTAAGTATTTTAATTTTTTTATTTTCGTCTTGTTCTTGTGCAACCAAAGACAAGATTTCACCAATATATTTTTGTGTTTTCATTTTTAAAACTCTTCAATAGTTTCCATGAGAGAAGCAAGATTATGCTCCATAAAGTAGTTAAATAGTTTTTCTTTTCCTTGTACCTCCGGTGGTTTATTATATTCATCTAAAATTGTTTTTTGATAATCAGCAGGAATCATTGTCAGATCTACCAATAACTTGTTTCTATCAAAATTTTCCTGTAAATGCTCTGGTACGTTTTCTTTCATTATATCGACTTTTTTCTGAGACAATGGCTTTTGTCTCTTATTATCTATAACAAAAGTATCAGAATCTGACAAAATATTTGGAATACCGTCTGATGAATCTCCTCTTAAAATATGTTCTCGTAAGAAGTTAAGAGGATTTTCACAGTAAATAAAATTTTTATGAACAGGACTATATTGTTTGATATTTGGATATCTTTGTAATTGTTGAAAATCTTTATCACTTGAGATAATTAGAACCTTTTCGGTCATGTGATATTTTGTAGCTAGTACTGCAATCACATCATCTGCTTCACATCGTTCAATACACATAACCTTATATGGAAAGTTTTCCCGGACTTCTGTTCGGATTCTGTTCATCGAATCGAAGATAACAGACCAATCATGTTGTCCGTCTTCTCTTTTCTTCTTTCTTGATGCCTTGTAATAGGGAAAACTTTCCTTTCTCCAGGAATCTCCTGCATCATCACATATAACAAGATTCCCGTATGTGGCACCAAATTTTTGCTTATACATTCGGTATGTGTTTAGAACAATATGTCTAACTGTATTTTCAGAAAAAAATTCTTCTTTATTTTCTGAATAAGAATATTGTGTAAAAATTGTTGATAAAATAATTTGTGTATTGTCAATTAAAATCATCTATTGAGAACCTGTACGATAATACATTCTTCGTTTAGTCTTCCAGTAACAGGGTATTCCTTGGATCTGATGTCTTTGTATGCGTTTGTAGTGGCCCTAAGACCCCCTGTGAACTTACCACCATTCATGAGAATCTTTGGATCTCTTACTCTTTTTCTTGAAGATTTCTTTTCATCAAAATTTACAATCTTAGAATTTTTAACACTTAAACCATCAGTCAATTCAGAACTTTCATAAAAAAACAAAATTCTTTTTTCTGGGTTGTATACAATGACTCGAGATGAATTTATGATTTTCTTTGGATCGACAGACTTAAGATTAAGTCCTTCGTGTTCTTTCATGTATTTGAGTTTAGACACAAGTTGCAGAGGACTCTTCTTCTTCTTGGCTCTTGGTTTTCTTTGAGTCTTTGCTATCTTACTTTGCTCGTTTAGAAAACCAACAAGATCAGAGATGAAATCTCGATACTTTCTCAACGAAGCCTTTTTGAAGTGTGAGTATCCTTCTTTTAGATCTGGATCGTCTCCTGAAAGAGCCAAAGAAAGTTCTTCTTCTCTTTGCTTAAAAAAAGCAACCATTCTAGAAGCATGAATTCCTTTGATTTGATTTTCTTTAATCCAATCTGCAATATTTATTGTCTTTCCTTTTTTTCTGTCAAGAAAAATTTCTACTGCATCGTCGATATGAATTTCAAGATCTGCAATTATTTCAGAAACTTTATTCTTGATGTTTTCTTGTACGTTTACATTGACACTCTTAGTAGATTTTACAGATCCTTTAGAGATCAAACTTTTGATAGAACTGTCTAATGAATTTTGAGTAGATATAGGTAAATCAATAGAAGAAGTATTTGAAATATGAGAATATATTCCAGCATATTCCCATTCAAATTCTTTCTTTGGTGCAGTTATTGCTCTTGTGATATCATCTTCTGAAAAACCAGAAGACTTCATGTAATTTTTTAATGCATTCTTATATTTTGAATGATTAAAATTATTCCTATACCAATTCATTGATTTGTTGATTTCCCAAATCAAATCTTCTTCTGATAAAGACCCATCAAAAGTTGGTTCTTCGCCCAAAATAACAGTAGAAGGGTTTCTTCCTCTGGACAAAGTTGCTCGTCTAGCCATAGCGATCAAATCTCCTATAGGGGAAATGGCACCCCAATCTTAGCAAAGCCAAACAACATTGCAAGTATTTAGTCATGGGAAATTTTACTAAAATTTTTCTTCTTCTTGAACATGATATTATTTTCAAATTTGTCTTGAAGAATATCCTTTGATTTGTGTGATATTACAAAGATATTGGAATCATTATCTATCATTTCCAATATACTCAAAAGAAGTTTTGTTGCATTATCATCAAGACTTCCGTCTAAAATTTCATCAAATATCAATAGATTACAATTTAAAGAGTTTTTTACTTGTGATATTTTTCTCCAAGCAAACAACAAAGCTAGATCGATTTTTCTTTTTTCTCCTTCACTGAAATTTTCATATGAAAATATATCTCTATTTCTACTTTTAATCGTTTCTTTGAATTCTTCATCCAGTTCAAACTGAACGAAAAAATTCATCTCTGATAGATATCTGTTAATTACTTTATTCATTATTGGCAAATAATGTTTAATAATTTTACTTTTAATTCCGGAATCTTTTAGTAAGTATAAAGCAATTTTGTAATAATGTAGATTGTCTTTTATTTCTTGTTTTTCTTTTATTAATTCTTTACCCTGATCAATATAAATATTCATCTTTTGTTTGAGGGCATCAATCTCTTCTTGTGCTATATCTGTAACAGAAACTTTTATATCATTTAGTTGCTGATCTATTGCTCTAATAGATGCTTTAGCTTCTGATAATTCTGATCTATCTTTTTTTAGTATCTCTTGAATATCATCATATTTTTTGATTTTTTCTTTTAATTTACTTAATGATTCTTCTATAGTAGAAAAATCTTTATTTTGTTTGTCTAATTCTTGTATCTTTGTTAATTTTAATTTTTCTTTTACCTCATCATCAACATCTTGAGAACAAACAAAACAAGTTGAAAGTTTTTCAATAGAATTTATCTCTTTTTCAATCTTTGATATTGATTTTGACAATAGCAATAAATCAGAAGTTAATGTATTTAAAACATTTTGTTCTTTATCTTTATGCAAAATTTTATTTAAATTTTGTTCTATGTTTTTTTCTAATACTTCTATTTCTGATGATAATCTATTTTTCTTGTCCTTCAATTCTTTTTGTTTATTTCCTGTTTCTTGTTC